GTTGATGTGTGACGCCTTTTGTGTGTGCTCGAAATATTAAAGCATTTGGATCGTCAGTCTTGAGCAGCGACAGCATTTCCACGTGTGTCAGCGTTTCGGCCAGTTTGTTGTTGTCAGCTCGCAGCCAATGGTCAACACGAATGCCGTGGAACATATCCTGTACTTGCTCCATCGTCGCCGTTTTGCCGTCAATGCCCACGCCAATGACGATCTTGCCGTTGAATTTGTCCTGATGCTGTCGAATCTGCTGAATGTGTCCGTGCCAGTTCCATTCCTTGCCTCGCAGAGGATACAGGTGAAACATCAAATGCCGCGTTGGATTCACGGGCGGCCTGTATTCGTCACGATATGCCGACCACTTGCCGAGCGGACAATGCGATGACCGAGGCATAACCTTCAGAGCCAGATTGCACCCGCAGCCGCCTTTCGTGTCGTCGCACCATCCTTGATTATTCAGCGGACAGTCTGCGCAAACTTGGCTGCGATATGCCTGCTGCTCAGTGGTCGCAACGTGCATTCCATCTTGAACAAAATCGACCGCTGCATTCTTCAGGTTGATCGCTCGATCGACAGCACGGGCGAGTGCAGACTTTTTTTTCTGCTTGCATGTCGAGCACGGTTTGCGGCCGTTCGCAACCTTAACGACACTTCCGCCTCTTGCTGGCTGAATGACATTTTGCCCGGTGAACATCTCATCAAGTTGCCGAACCTTGCCCGCCTTGCACAGTTTGTGTTGGTGCAGGTTAACCTTCACGTTTCGACGTGAGCAAAATCCAGCCAGTTCACATGAGCACGTTTCACTCATTAATTGTCTCGCGGTTCGCGTCAATCTCCCGCAGCATTAGTTCCTTTTCTTCGGCCCATTGTGATTCTTGCTGCTGTCTCACTCGGTCTTGTGCGACCGTTCCGAATTGCGAGCCACCCCATGAAAGACCAATGGCAAAAAGTATCAAAACCCCGATTGCTGCGAGTTCCTGCATTACGAGCACTCCACGGTGATTTCTATCGTGATGTTCCACGGAAACGTGACCGGCCCGCCACTTGTCTCACATCCATCATACGCAACAAAGGCGAAAGTTCCAGTTACGAGTCCTCCAGGCTCCACCCCCGCACACGAAGGACAGGCGAAAGTGACTCCCGTGTCAGTCCAAACCTGCCCGGTTGCGTCTGACTTGTATTCCACTTTCCAGTTTTCCGCGTCACGATCACAGTACACCTTGACGGTGAGACTCAACGACACAAGCACGGCATACACATTGTTCGTTTCGTCGTTCACGTCGGTGCAAGAAAACGTTATCTCCTGTTCGTAACCCTCACCCTCCCCTGGTGGCTTTCCGCAGTCCGTTCCGCCTTCACCAGCGACAGCCAGCAACACACCGCCGACAGCCGTTTGCACACGACTCCAGCAGTCAGGGCAACACGGACACGGACAAGGGACATTACACGAGCATTCTTTGCACGCAACTTCATAAGTGTTGCCGTCGTAGTCCGTAAAAGTCGCGGACATTGCCCCGCAACCCGGAGCCGAAACTGGGGCTAACTCCAGCCCGTCCACAGTTGGCGTGATAATGCATTCTCCATATTGATCTCGCCCGAGCGTAAGTGACAAATCGTAGTATCCGACTCGCCCTGCCCACGTCGGAGCGTCACAAGGATAGGCAACGTCGCAAAGCTCTCCGCTTTCCGTGCCGTTGTTTGGATCTGTGATCGTGACGCACACGCATTCACACGAGCATCGACACGAACCGCAAAAGTGATCTCGACAGCCCGCGTCAGGATCGTCGATCAAATGCAGCTCCCGTGGCTCGTGCTTTGACCAACGCAACGTGCCCTCAAGGTATGCAGTCGCCACCTGCACCTCGCCGCCCGGATCTCTGCAGCTCGCTCCCTCGTAACAGGTTGCTCTGTAGACCTCTTCGCCGCCAAGCGTGACGACGTACTCACATTCGCCGTCGTAGTTTCTTTCCCAAAACGCAGTAAATGAATGACCGCCAACGGTTCCTGTCCATGATGCTGTGGAAAACTCTGCGGAGCCGTGTTGTATTTCTTCGTATTCGACCTCCCACTCAAGGCACAGTTTACACGGAATGACCCCGCAGCAGCCGTCAGCGGGGATTGTGTCACACGCTTCAACGGTACGCTCGGAGCATGATTTCAGGCGTGTTGACGCCGCTTTTCGCAGATAGCGGGGAGGCATTAGGCACACTCCGCTGACGCGCACAGGTCGTCAATTATCCAGCGTGGTTCGCAGTATCCGGTCAATGGATAGTGATACGTCGCTCGTCCTTTTGTACCAATCAAATCTGTCGGAGTAAGCCCGTTTAAATAACTGCAAACATCGTAAACCTCATACGTTCCTTCGTACGTTGCTCCGGGTGGCGTTTTGCTGCAGCCGCCTGAATACCATTCAGCGGTGACGATTAACGTAGTTTCATCAACGTAGTCGATTCCGGGACAAAGAACATCGTCAATGGTAAACCAGATTGTGTGTCCACCACCCGAGCCACCGCCCGCAAACCTACCGATCAACGCACGGTCATCTGATTCCTCATTTGCTCGATGATGTCCATAGACAACGAACGGGCCATCGCCTTCCTCAATTTCCCATGAATCAACGATCGGCAGATATTCGGCTCCCGGCTCACTTGGGTCAGATCCGGTCATAATCACGACGCCAAACCGAAATGCCCATCCGACACCTGTTTCCGTCGACGACGGAACGGCAATCGGGTACTGGGAGTTGAACAGAAACTCCCCATCGGTCGACGTTGGCTTCTCAACGTCTATCGCCGTGACATTGTTGATGCTGCGAGTTCCCGTAACTCTCATGCACGCATAAGCGGGAATGATTTCGGTGCCGGTATTGTAAACGAAAACACGATGCGGCGAAGGCTCGTCAATTGTTCTGCGTTGCGGAAAGCTCTGCGTTTGCTGCGCGGGGAGCTGCTTACGTCGCAAGTAATCTTGCCACAGTTCGCGACCTTGCTCCGGACTGAACCACGCCGCTTCCACTCTACACCACTTTCGCCAATGTCACTTGAACCGATGTTGACGCCGTCGTCGACTTTAAATAGGTAGACGCCAGCGCTCCAACTCGTGGCATGTACGCTACCTCCCCGGCCGGAATATCGAACCATTTGACGAACGATCCGGCCGAATCACCTCCCACTGAGACCGTAGCCGTTGCGTGCAGGTTTTCGATCCGGCAAACCGCGTTATCCGTCACATCTCCAGCCGCAATCAGTTCGTGCGTGGTTCCAACGATCTGCGTGTTATCACTTTTGATTTCCGACGTGGTTGTCGTGGCGACGTTCTGATATGGCGGATTCCACACCGACACACTGTCGCGTGCGTACTGAAGTCGAGCCGAAAACGTGATTGTATTAGCCATTACAGCAGCCCCAGTGATGCGTAGGGAAGTGAGTTGTAAATTTGTGTGTACTTCCAGATGGCTGCGTTAGGGTCAAGTTCCTGTGTTCCATTTAACTTGAGAAGCACAGGCGTTGTTACTTCTTGCCCGTTCATGTCTCTGGCTCTTACTGGAACAACCGTCGCGTCTGGGGTAGCGGAAGAATTTATCAGCAGTCCTTCGTGCCTCCATCGCTTGTACCATGATTTGTCAGCTGTCGCACCCATCAACGGCAAGCGAAATTGAATACGTGCTGTCACGTCCCATTGCTCCAATGGTAGCCCAAACTTAAATTGATTTTTGGCAGAGTAACCAACGATGCGAGCGGTTCCGGGTGGCCATCCGAGAAACGTGTCTGAGTTAGTAGCGTGCCGATACGCGGCTAATGCGTATGCGTTGAATGTGAAAAATTTCCGACGAATTACCGCGACCGGGTCCGATATCTCCATTGTCAGCCCCTCGACCTGTTCTTTACAGGCTGTGACAATGGCTACGCCGTTGTAATCGCGGTCGATTGGTTCCGTGGACGTCGAATCGGACCATTCTATGTCAACGGTCGCGTCGAATCGCTTGCCCTCGTATTGCAACGTGACGATCGATGAAATTGGACCGACGTTTTCAACCGATTTGGTTTTCAAAAACGAATCGACTCCGGAAACGTGCCGCGTTCCGTAGCTTGGAAGCAGCGTGGTTTCTTTTATCGTTTCAGAATCGTCGTCAACGGCGTGCGTGACGAAATATGCTTCTGAATGACTGTACGTTGTAGCGAAATTGTCGTACTTTTCAGACGTGCTGGATCCACCTTCACGGCTCCACATTTTTGTAGCGTCGAGAACTGCCATTAGACGATTGCCTCCATCTGCATCGTGTTTGCAGTGTTCTGGCGGACGTCATCCCAGACCTTCATCTGATCCCGGTCCAGCTGCACGAGAATTTTTTGTTTTGGCGGTTTCGGTGGTGGTGGGTCTTTCAGCAGTCGAATGATTTCCTGAATCTGATCAGGTAGCCGCATTCCCGGACCGCGTGTGAGCAATCGCCCCTCTGTGACTGCAGTTCCTTGAGTCAACACTGATGGACGCATTTTCAAATCGATGCTGCTTGCGGCGTTTTGCACTTCGCTGGAAAGCGTGGAGCCGACGCCCAGCATTCTGTCACGCATCTTGTTGGAAAACTCTTCACCGAGTCTTCCGCCAACGGCCCCTATTTTTTCAGCAAGATCCTTTTCGCGTTCCGTCAACTGGCGGGCTGCGATCTCCGGAAGTGATGTCAGTTGAGACTTAAAGCCATCAAGCAAGCTAATGCTCGCCGCTTCTCCCAGCCCTGCCATCAGTCCTTCGATGCCGCCTTCACCACCCGAGGCGATGAACGCAAAGATTTGGTAAACCGTTTCGCCAATAATTCGCCCGGCGTTTGTAATGATTGTGATTACGCCGTTAAATGCGTCTCGAATCAGATTGATGAAGTTTTCACCGAACCACGTAACGTAGGCCGGAATGGTCTGCGTAAAGGCGTGCATGATCACTTCTGAAATAGTAATCATTGCCAGTTCAGCCGCCGCTTTTGCAATCTCCCAAACGCTGCCCAGATTCGTGACGATAACCTCCATAAACGTGAACGCACCGACGATCACATTGATGGCCTGAACGACCTTTTCTTTGACGTAGTCCATTATCGGCCCGATGTTCTCCAGAATCTTCGTGGCGAACTGAACCGCAGGCACGAGCAACGCGTCAAAGGACGTCGCCAACTGTTGCAGCCCTGCATTGATCAGCACGCGAATCGGGGCAATGATTTTCCCGATCGATTCCATCAGCGTTGACATTGCAGAGTCAGCGCGACGACCTGAACCCGCGACCGTCGTCATGTCCGCCGCTTGCTGTGCCAGTCCCTGATTGGCGATTGCCATAACGGCCGCGAGTCGTTCCTGATTCGTCCGCATGTACATGATCTGCGGATTGACCGCCGCAAATGCGTCAAAGTTGCCTTCAAGGGCTGATTTCAGATCGCCCATAGCAGACGCCGCGTCTTTGCCCATTGCCGCGCCAAGTCCAATAGCGGCCTTGGCTGCATCGTCCATCTTGCCCGTAGCGAATCCCATTCCCGACGCTTGCTGCATTAACGCAAGGGCTGCATTGTCGGATACGCCAGTCATCTTCTCGATGGACTTGGCGACATCCTGCATTTTTGACGTCGCATCTGCGGCTCCGCGAATCTGCAGAGCGGAGTTCAGTTTCTTCACTGACTCTGTTTGTGCATCATAGGCCGCGTTGATTCGATTCAGACCACCCAATGCCGCCAATGCTGCTTTGACCGCGACATAGACGGTTGTCAGCGTTCCGGTAACGGCTGCCAGGCGTTGCGTGGACTTTCCAACCGAGTCCGTCTTTTGCTCAAGACGCTGGAGCGATTTTTCGACGGCGGACATTGCAGGCTGCGCCTGATTCTTTCCGCCGATGACAAAATCAATGCCGTTGCTCACAGGTTCCGCCTTTTATCTCGTTCGCTTTCGACCCGATGCTCTTCACTTCGCAGAATGCTTCTCAGTTCAAACCACCACGCTGACTGATCGAGAATTCCGCCAGTCACTGGCAAATGATGCTCACTGGCTGTCACGATCTGAATATCACTGTTGAGTTCCGGCCCAATGAATTTCATGGGACATTGACCAACCTCGAACCATCCATCCTTACAATTCTTGCATCCTTCACCGCCGCATTCTGGACATTCGATTTCCGCAGGCTGATCCGGTGTTACGATTTCCCGGCATCGGCCAACGCAGGACTTGCAGAGTTCACCGCATCGCACGAGGGCTGCGACTCTGATTTTTTTTTATCATCTGGTGTCGCTGACGTGGACGCCGCGAGAAACGTAAACACCTCAACCAGCTCATCAAGTGTCAGGACATCGCCAATCGTTTCGCGACTGAATTCGACAGGAATATTTTCCCATCCAGTCAGACACATGGCCGCCGCGTCAAGCAGTGCGTCCATGCTCGCCGCGATGTCGCCACCGCCCAAATTTTGCAGCAATGCGACTAGTTTTCGCTGTTGATTAAGTGTAGGCGTTTTGGCGAATATCTTCGGCTGCGGAGTCTTGTCGACGTCGCACGCCAAAACCATTGTGAGCTTCGATGAAGGGTCAAGACTTCGAGGCATAAACCAATCAATCAAAAGTGATAGTGAGTTCAGTATCTGCGGAACTGCCCGCAGTACACAGCCAAGTCAAATCGTCCGACATGATTCCGTTGCGGTCGCCTTGCTGCTTGTTTTCAATTTGAGCTTTGGGGGCTGCAATCGTGATGGAATTCCCGGTTGCTCCAATCTGCATCGAGAACGCCTGTGCTGAACTGGTCAGCCAAAGCGCGTCACGGTCCTGTGTGGCTACCAATGCAGATTCGGGATTCGCCGTGATGACCGGAGCCCGATCTGTAACAATTGCGGAAATGTAGCCGCTGCGATCACTCGCATTGACGCACTCTCGCATCGTCACTGTGTTGCCGGAATCGATCTCAACTGATGCCGTACACAGTGCAACTGAGTTCCACGTCAACGCCCCTTGAGCAACACGCAGAGGAAGTACTGTCGGATACGTTGGAGCGAGGATTGCGATGTCCGTTTCGTTAGTTGAATACTTGCCCGTGAACGTGAATTCAATCATCGCCTGTTTGCCGGTTTCCGCGATAATCTTCCACGTTCCCATCGCACCGGACAACACTGACAACTTTCCGTCCTTGTATTCGCCGATCGTGATTGTTTTTACGCCTCCAGATCCGCCTGGGCGTTCTGTGACTGGAGACAACACAAGCGAAGTGGCGACCCATCCGCACGCTGGCAGAAGCACTGATGCCCATGTCGGCAGCGTCGTGCCGTTGTACGACATGCCGAAACGAACCGTGCATGTGCCCTGCATTCCTTCAGGAATCCCCGGCAGATAATTGAATCCACCTTGCCCCTGTCGTCGGGTGACAGCGATATTCGGCTGAATGGTAAAATCTTCCGCGTTAAATGCGGCTTCAGATCCAGTGAGTGATTCCGCAGTCCCAACGGTTGCCTCGACCTTGGCAGCGAATACGCGACGACGTCTCAAAAGTCCGCTCATGTTTTGTTCCTATTTCGACACGAGCCCTTCAGCCCGCAGAATGTTGAGTTTGATCCGTCGTTCCATCTGCTTCCGCAGTTCGTCATTGATTCGTTTAATTTGCGGCTTTGTGAACTTGTTTTTCACGTATGCCCCAAACGCTGACACCCCTCGAAGATGAATGATTGGCAGACGTTCTTTGCCGACTCTGCGGAACGCATTGCCCTTCCACTTCACATTCATCACGCCCGGTTTCGGGCCTTGGAATGCTCCGTCGACCCGATTCCGTCCGCCCTGCTTCGAAATCTTGAACGATACGCCGCGTTTGTCCTGCCGTGCTCCGAAGTGTCTGAGTCCGAGCCGTCTGGTTTTCGCAATACTGACTGTCGTGTTTGGCTGGTCCGCTGTGGCTTTCGCGTGAATCTTCAGCGGGGCTTCAGACTCTTTTTTCTTGATGGCAATAACGCTGCGAACGTCTCGCCCAATGTCCAGTTTTGTTTTCTTCGCAGCCGCGTTGATCGCCGCTGCCAGTTCTTGCCCAAATTTCTTTTTTGCTTTACCGACCGACTCACGCAACCGTTTTAACTGCTTTGCGTCGATGTCAATTCCAATCATGCTGACACCGTCGTAGGATCGTTCTCCGGTACTCGATACGTCACCAGCAATTTCACCATTACACCTGACCGCCCGCCCGTTTCCTCCGTGTAGGATTCAATCGGCCCGAGCGTTGTATTGATTGCCAGTCCGCCCCACTGATGCCAGTTCGTCGCATTAGTAGCCGCCGCGATAATGTCTGCCCCCATGCGATTCTTGAACGTGTCAATCGCTGTGGTTTCTTCGTCTGAAGGCTTCACAACCCCGGCGACAATGACTTCCATGTCGTAAGCAATCACGGGCGGATTTCCCGGATAGCTCAACTCCGCGTTCGGCGTCGGATCGCCTTGGGAGACAACCACGACTAAATCTTTCGGCTGCCATGTGGCAATCTGTGCCGAGCGAACCGCTGTAGAAAACGCCACCGCCATTCGCGTGCGGACGTTTGCGACGATTCGTTCGTTCACTGGCTCGGTCATTAGATCACCGCAAACTGACAGACCCCAGCGTCTTGCGACATCAGAGTCATAAAAGAAAACCGTTTTGGAAGTGTCTGTCCAACCTTCAACACAAACTCAAGTTCATCCTTGCCGATGTTGATTTCGCTGGATGCGATTCCAGACCGGCAAGAGTTGTAGACTCGAATCGTTGCTGTCGGTAAAACAGCGTTTCCAGAGGCGTCAAAAATGGCGGGCGGGTTACGCTCGATAATGGCGAGAACCGGACGTCTCCCGCCGCCATTTGGAAAATACACAACCGACTCCCCGAAGTTGTCGAGCAACATCGGGAACCCTGCGGCTGCAAAGTGTGAGTCGAATGTCGTTCCCATCAGTCACCTCAAGTTGTGATGTTGCTCAGCAAGTGGCCGGCCTGTGGGTAAAGAACAATCTCATCCACGTCGTGGCGAACTCGGATCACATCACCGCGAACCGTTTCGTCGCGATAGCTTTCCACTGTTCCGCCGATGGAAGAACCATCTTCGGCCCAGTGGAACGTGCGGCCGATGCAAGGATCACGCATGTCGGCACTTGTCGACACCCTGCAAACCATTGCGTACTCGCCCGACCAAATCTGTGACGGGGATGCGGCCTGTCCTTCCTTTGCGCCGTTCTTGCTCGTGCCAGCGACGATGACATATTCCAGGTCAAACGCAGCAGCCAGCATGGCGACCGTCACGTCAGTTGCTTTGGCTTTGTCGCCGGCCCCATTGGACTCAATGCGGTCAATAACCTGAGCACTGTTGCGGAGGTTACGGAAAACCTTGCGATTAATCACAAGGGCATTTGCCCATAGACCAGAGTTGTCGTAGATCTTCTGCACGGCCGCTTCCACGTCTGTCAGAGGAACGCAGTTTGTCGCGTCGTCCCACTCGTGCGTGATGGCAGTCGTAAGCGTTGATCCGCCGCCGGTCCATGTCGACCCGAAAACCGCATCGGCAACACGCTGTTCGGCATTTCGCAGCACAGCAGAAAACGCACGCATGGTGCTAATTTGCTCTGCCTGGAAATAGTCGGCGTACATCTTCGCTTCGCGATCGTCAACAGGCTCTTCCGTGCCGTGTTCTTCGGTCGCGTAAGTCGCTTTGTCGAACGTGAAGTTGCCGCGTGAGTAACCGGCCCCAGGGGCGCGGCGTGTTTCACGTTGCTGCAACAGTTGTTCGATCGGGATCTTGCCAAAGTTTCCGGCCTGTGACTGCACATCAACGACAGGGAAAACCTGCGTTGCGATGTATCCGGCCTTTTCGGACTCCAAATCAAACTCAAGGAACGTGGCCAAATCTGGCCGCAGTGTAGCCAGGCTACTTGTTGGCGATGGCATTGCATTTCTTTCTTCCCGATGCAACGCGATTTATGAAACATGGTAAAAAGTCGCCGGGCTTTGGTGGCCACCGCCACCCGGCAACGCATCGGGCTTCGTTATGTCACGGCAACCGGGGTTCCGTGAATCAATGCACATTCAATGATGTCGCCGTCGGCTGTTGCTGCTTCGAGTGCCTTCGCGAACAGAAACGAAGTGGACGCCGCTGTGTCTTGCACCTTGCCACTGGCTTCGGTGTAGAGCGGGGCGGCGACTGCAAGAGCTTCAATGGCGATCATCTTAAACGTTCCGCTGCTATTCCACAGCTTCACATCGATCGCATCGCCAGCAGCAAACGCCGCTGTCTGTGCGATTCCGTCGCCAACTTGCGCCAGGCCAGCCGTAACAACTCGACCATCGGCCTCAAAAATTACGCGGGCAAATTGTGCAATTGCCGCATCGGCGATGAAGGTTTTTTTTCCAGTATCGTACTGTTGACTCATGGTATTAATTCCTCACAGAAGTGATGATTGATTGAAATCAACGCCGCCAATCAGCGAGCGTTTGCTTCTGCGAGATACGCCTCGCGAAGTCCAGGGTGGTTGCGGTTTGCCAATGCCACCGCCTTCATCTTGTTGTTGCCAGTCTTTGTCATTGCAGCATCAACAGCCTGATTCCAGCGAACACTTGCAGACGGGCCACTCGTGCGAGCCTTGGCGACTGGCTTCACGCCACGGGCCTTAGCTTTGGCGTCTGGCTTCTTTTCTTCGTCTTCCATTGCCATCGCTGGCTCTTCCTCTTCGTCTTCTTCGCTTTCCATCGCCTTGGATTTTTCTTCATCCATTGCTTTGTACTTGGCGAGTTCTTCCTGCATTGCGGAGACCTGCTTTTTCAGGTCTTCGTTTTCGCTCATCATTTCCTCGGCAGCGGCTGAAGCCACGGAAGCCATCGGCAACGATCGCTCAAGGCACTTGACAATGAAGTCAGACTTGGCCTTCGGGTATGCCGCTTTGATCTCTTGAATCGTGGCGGCGACTGGTGCGGTAGACATTGGTTTTCCTTCTGTCTCGCGGTTCTCGCCGTCCGAGCCTGCCCCGAATAGGGCAGCAACAACTCCGTGCGGCATGGTTTTAACTTTCGCAAACGCTCGCCCAATAACTGGCTGACCGGCAATTCGTTTCGCCAGTCCCATCTCAACGGACTGCTGAGCGTTCAGGTACGTTTCGTTCTTTAGGATGGCTTTGATCTCGTCTTCGCTCTTGCCAGATCGCTGAGCGTAGGCAGACACCATCGACGTTTTCAGCTTGCCTAGCATCTCCGATTGACGGGCAAAGTCTTCATCGTCGCCCTCAACCGCTGCGTACGGATTGTGGAGCATCATGTAGCCGTTGCTGCTGATCTCCACGTCATCGAATGCACAGGCGATGAATGAAGCAATCGAAAAAGCAGACGATTCAATCGACAGCGTCTTTGGCCCTTGATACGCAGCGAACGCGTCGTGAATCGCAAAGCCTTCAAAAACCGATCCGCCTTCGCTGTGGATCTTCACGGCGATTGGATCTGTCCCGTTTTGCGGCAGTTGCTCACGGATCATGACTGCGGAGATTTCCCCGTCGCCCGATCCGATCACGCCATCGATTCGAATTGTTTTTGTCATGCTGTCACCTTGGCTTTTCGTTTACGCTTGGCCGTTGGCTTTGGTGCTTCCGGAGCTTGTTCCGGTGGTGCCTCCGCAGTCTTCTCCTGCACAGCAATCGCCGCTGGGTCTTGCATCGCCATTGTCGTTCCCGCAGGCATCGGCAACGCGATCAGATCCCGCCAAGTGATCTGTGGTCCATTCGGAAACTCTGCGTTAATCGCAGCAGCTTGCGTCTGTGCCCTTTGGATGGCGAACGCATTGTCAGCGATTGACTCTTCTGCGATCTCTTCCCAATCCTTGCCCCGCGCCGCGTGCAATCGTCGCGGAGACGTCAACGCATTTTTCAACTGCTCCGCATCGCCCTGAGCGTCTGCCACTGGCTCGATGTATGACCACGTCGGCAAATTCCAGTTATGTCGAAAAATCGCATCGCCCAACTTGCTGGCGGCTTTGCGAAGTGCAGCGTCTTTTGTTTCTTTTAGGTGCTGAGACAACTTCCAAATGTACGCCGGTCGGTTCAGGCGTCTCACCAGATTCTGCTGGTCAGCAACGAATCCTTTGCGAGCCTCATCAACTGCCCCGCGCCATCCGGAAAAGTTCGTCTCGCTGCCGTCCATCAAAACTAAGCAAAGAGGCAGGCCAAAATTCACGCCGATGATTTGCAGAATTAATTTGACCTGCTCAAAGTATTCTGAGTTTGGAACGTTTGGGCTAAACCCCTGCAGTTCTTCCCCAGGTTGACCGATGACTTCCATGCCAGGCGAAACGCCTTCGAGCTGTCGCGTTCCGGCCTGCGTTGTTTCGACTGTCGCGTCACCGTAAGCACTGTCAGCGGATGGCAGACGATTTCCGCCAGCCGCCATTTTGCGGAACACTGCAAAGCAACTGACAACCTGCTGTTGTACGAGCTTCGCGAAGTTGATGTCTTCCAGCATCCCGGAAATTGAAAACACTGGGGCCAACTGGGTGACCCCCCGAGTTGGGTTTACTCGCTTCGGGTTGTAGACGTGAAAGACCTGCCGGATCCCGTCTTCATTGCGGACATCAATCGGAGTGCATTCGCCAAACTGGCCGAACTCGCTCAGCTCTTCCGCAACGTGGTATTGCTCGCGACGCCCGACTCGATTCGTCGTGACTCCGAGAAACGTGTCTTCTACCTTCGACTTCGTGCGAATCAGGTGTGATTCCAGAAGCTGGAACGGCCCTTCTTCGGTTCCGGTAACAACAATATCGCCGTCAACCGATTCGCTGCGGCAAGCCTGACGCTCGATTTCCTTCCAAGTGAGCTCGCCCGCGATGTCGCATTGATCGGGATCGGTTGAAACGTCCTCCCACCATTGCCACAGTGCATTGTCGAGCCCCTTGTCTCCGGTCTTTGGGTCCAGCGTAAAGCCACTCTGCACGATGTTGTCAACGCGACGATCGGCCAGAATGCCGACAAGTGCGTCATTGCGATCCATGTCTCGAGCTTGCTCAATTAGCTCGTAATACTTCGACTCGGTGCGAAAGTGATAGTCAGGACCGCTGCCCATCGTGGCAACGCCCGTGCGTCGTCGAACGAAGCGACTGTGCCGCGTGGCGTCGTAGTCTGCCCGAATGTCAGCAAATGCAGACTGGATGTTGTTCGGGGCTTTGCTCATCGGAAGTTCGTCCCCGCTCCGAGGAATCGAACTGAGCTTGATCCGCCCGCCGTCGTTGTCGCGTTTGCTGCGATGTAGTCGCGTGCCCGCTTGAGCATCGACTCGACGTAATTCTTGCCAATTGACAAAGAGCTGCTTTGGTTGCTCGCAGACTCTGCCCGAAGAATCAACCAGCGATTTGCAGCCGTAGCAAATGAACGCGCACGGGCAACGCTGCCGACTTCTTCAAAATCGGCGTAGTTGAGTAAATCGGTTTCGATGTCCGCGATTACCATGCACGGACAATAGCACGAAATTTGATTCGTGAAATATGTAGCGGATAATCAGATTATCGGATGGCTATTCCATTGAGTAATTCGCGAAGTCGTTTGACGTGCTGTTGGCGTGCTTTTTCATATCGCATGTTGTTTTTGTTTATCCGATTCCATGCACGACAACGAACCTTGCTCATGTGCCGCTTCGGCCTCCTCATACGCTCACCTCGTTCTCTAAAATCCACCGCACAGCCTGAGCCCGATTGTTCACCGGCTTGCCGTCCGCCGTCGTCGCTCCGCTGTCTTCCAGTGTACGCAGCTTGTCACGCAGAATGCGGGCCTGTGCTCGGCTCATTCGCACATCGACGTTGCGAGGAATGTAGCCCTCACACGCTGGAGGATTCTCCAGTTTTGCCGCGACTGGTTCAACCGGTCGCAACTCTCGAACAACTTCGGTGCCGTCAATTCGTGGAAGCGGTTTCGCCATTATCGTCTCTCCGTTGCAAGGAATGGTTGCCCGTGAGGATTCACAAGCCGTGGTTTCGGTTCTGACTTCTGCACTTGCTTGACTGGTTCTGGTTCTGGGGCCACAAGCCTTAACCCAGTGCATCCGGCCGCAGCACATGCCAGAGCGTAAGCGTCCAGCCAGTGGTTGTTATTCTTGTCGTGGACGATCCATTGACGCTTATTGACCTTCCCATCGACCGGCACGAGCTGTTCCGACTCGCTCACCATGTGGCGGGCAAACTGCAGATGGAACTTCATGTCAGCGTGCGGCGGATCAAACAGAGCAACACTGCCAGCCAGTCGCGTGTGGTCCATGAAAGCATCGACCAAGAATCGATCCTGCCCCCACTTTTTCCAGAACTCCGTGTTCACGTTGTAAAGCCACATTTCGCGCCGCTTGCTGTCGGCCGTCTTGTGTGCGTAAGCCTGCAGGAATGGCTCATAGTCCTCGGTTTGCTTTTTCTGCCGGAATCGGTCCATGCTCCAGCCCTTCGACGGATAGAACGGGGCTCCCATCTGGTGACAGAACTCGTAAATCGATTCAGAGAAGTCCCCCGAGTCAACCAGCACAAGCAGCGGCTGAGCGTCCGCGAACACGTCGCCGTCAGCGAATTGCTTCAGGCTTTCGAGAATGGCCAGCTCGATTGCCTGCTCGCTGGAAAACTTGGACAGGCCATGAGTTTCGACCACTCCATAGTCCGTGATCCACGAAACGAGCTCACGAGTGCAGGACAGTTTGACCCAGTGTGATTTGTATTTGCCGATGTCGATACCGACAAAACTAAACACCCGAGCGTCCGGGACCTTGCCCTGCTGCAATCCTGACAACTGGCCAGCAACTCGCCCTGGCGTCAGCGTCGATGTTTCAGCCTGTTCCTCTGGATCCGGATCGTTCTGATACTCAGCCTTAAACGCTGATAGATTCGTGTCGGCAATCTTGTTGTAGGCTTCCTGAATCGCTGAATGAACCGCCCGCCGTCCGTCCTTCAAAGTGATCTCTTTGAAGTTGTCAGCAAGCATCACGACGCCCGCGTGCATCGCTTCGCGGTTGGCGAGATAGAACTCAACCGCATCCATTCCGTGTCGGTCGCCGTCTCGCTGTGCCTTCCGTCGCCGGGCGATGTATTCGTCCCACAAGTCCAACCGATCCGGCCACGATTGAATCCAGCCGTACCGCTCGCCCTCCCACGCTGGCTTTTGCTCCGGGTCGGTAAACTGAGCGGAAACGCAGTACGTGTTCTGCAGCGTCGTCACCATCACCATCGCCAGCGGCTTGTCCTGGCCTTCGAGCCCTTCGATATCCTTCTCGATGATTTCGATCCGATCTTCGATCTGCTGCAGGCTCTTGGCGGATTCGCGTGTTTCAGGGTCGTCGATGATCAGGCAGTCAGGACGATCGTCGTCGATGTTCATGCCTCGGAAGGCAGCATCAAGACCAGCGAAGGCCATCTTCACTCCACCGAATGGCGACCACTCTTTTCCGAGTGACTTCAGAAAGTCATTGGCGTTGCCTGGCACTCTCGGCAATCTCAGGAAGTCCGTCGAACTCCAGTTGATGTGCGTCAAGTGCCCGTCGACGTGTTGACGTGCGGCTCGCTGCGGAGCCCCTTCCAAGTGCCGGACAGGGGCGCAAATTTCCGGGAAGTCCTGATACAGCAGATCATTGTTTCCCCACTCATTCCGATAGTCTCGATAGATGCGTCCGGCGAGATTGGTTGTCGCGCAGATCGGCACGATAAACCGCACCAGCTCCCGAGCCGTTGCATAGATCAGCATTCCTTTCACAATCGTTGATTTGCCGCGTCCTCGTGGGGCTGCTACGGCTTTCTTGCCGCCAGTCGTGGCTCTGTCATGGATTGTTTGAATGATGCGGCTGTGAACCTTGCCGAATGACTGGGTGAATTTCTTCGGCATGTAGGTGCGAAGGAACAACTCGGGATCTGCAAGGCATCGCAGGCGGCGAGCAGGATTGACGCACTGAGGAATTTCAATCCGGGCTGACTCGGATCGTTTGTTTCGTTTGCGGGTGGCGTCTTCGGATCGATCATCGCCGCTCACTATTTGCTGTGGCGTTCTCTTCAGTTCGGCCAGCAAGGATATCTGCCTGTCTCGCGGCATGCTCGATAAGATCCGGAGCAATTCCGAGTTCGGCAGCGATTGCATCATACTGATCGTTTCTTGTGACCACACGAACATCAATCACCTTGTGCTCATCTTTTTGATTCTGTGCTTCCATCGCGATCAGATTTCTGACGGCCGTTTGCTCGGCCCGATCGTCACCGCAATTCAATCCACGCTTGATCGCTGCGAGTGCATCAGTTTTCAGATCGTCGGTTAGCCAGCGGTTTTTGATTGCTCGCTCAATCATCCGCATTTCCCCCCTGACCCCCATTCACGCCCCTCTGGCTTCGTCGGGTTTCCGGATTGTCCGATTTTCAGATTCCAAAACGCCGGACTGTGTGTGTTGAAAAACGGGGCTTTCTTCGTCGCATTAGAACGATGTGAGGCCAAAGGGACCCGAAGACGTATGGGCACCACTAAACAACACCTATCGTGTCCACTCAGCCACTCGGCGGCACATCAAAATGAATGCCTCCTGACTCATCGTCCCCTTGGCGCGGTTGACCTCAGTGTTCAGCCATTGCAAATTATCGATCAGATTTGTTCCGCCATTTCTGATAGCGATCTTGTGGTCTAGTTCTGCATCTTCTGGCGTTAAGGGTATTCCACTCAAAGCACATCGATACTCCTGTTTTTCCAGCGATTGCTTAAGCTCTGATGCTGTTGCGTTAGTCAAATTTGCTTTGATAACGTTTAATTCACTCAAGCTTTTCAGTCCCATTTTTCTTGCGATCGCGCCTAATGTTTTACCGACCGTCGCCGGTGAACCCTTCAATTCCATTCGCCTTGCAACTTCTGATGGTGATCCCGTTTGCATGTAATGGCTAATGTAAAGCTGCTGCCGTGGGGTCAGTCTTTGAAACGCCTGTTTATGCTCGTCACTGCAGAATTGCAGCGTTTCGCCCATTGCTCCGCATTGCTGAAGTATCTCCTGGTCTTCAGGTTTGAAAATTGTGTTTGCACTGTCGAATCCCAGTTGTCGCTGCACTTTTTCCCCTTGCTTTTTGCAGTGATTACCGTTCTTTGCTTTAAGCATTGCGATGCGGTCCGGCATCTTGTTTCCCATTCACTTGCCACTCGAGACCCGTTTAGATTTCGCATTGCGATAACACATTTTTGCCACCATTTGTGCCCGACAGAAGACGTGCGTCTAGCTGCTGCATGAGATTGCCTCCACTTCTGTTTTGCGGCATTGCTCACACAATTCTTACTTGAATGGTTCGTGAACAAAGCCCACTGTTTTTGGCATGCCTTTGAGCAGCAAAACGCACTTTGTGATTCAACCCTGTGCTTGTATCGCTGAACGCTCACGCCACAAACAACGCAATCGACAGCCACCTTTTCCTGTCGTCTTCCCTTAAATCCACATTCGACCGAACAAGTGACTTTCCTTGCATCTAAGGAATTCATGCAAGCACCGCAAACTTTGCAGCAGCGTGCGAGCCGTTTATCTCTTTCTTCGATGCTCAATGTCACCGCGTCTGATCCTCGTTGATGTAGCAAACGCCTAACGCAATCGTCTTCTTCTTGCCCGAGCTGTGCGTCAACTCAACATCGAACTTGCCTTGCCATTGCCCAGGGCAACCAGTCATCGTGAGCCCCGTTGGAGCCGCAATGGTCACGGCAACGACTGTTGAGCTGACTACGCTTCCAGTGTTTGTGTAGACGACAGCGTCATCTGCGTCTCGAATTGTCAGGCGAACAGTCCAGCCCGTTGTGTAGTCTGTTGTCACTGTCCATTGTGCCCGAGGGTTTGCAACACCGTCGTAGTCGTCACCCTGTGTCAGCACGAGATTCCCTGACACATTAGGCGATGCCACCTGAATCACTTCACTGCCTTGAATAGCTGCGAGAATCTCGGTCTGCTTGGCTAACGTCGCATCTCCACCACCTCCACCGCTCGGCCCCAGCTCCAGCATATTCGCCGTAAACTGGTAAACAGCACCGTCTACAACCAGTCCGGTATCAACCTTGTCCAAAATAGTTTTAGCTGCAGCCAATGCAGCACTCGTCGCCAGCCCACTCTGAATCTGACTCACCGGATGGATATGCAGCGACACGATGGTAAACGCCACTCCGTTGACCGGAGCCGATGTCAGAGGTTCCTCCAGCACGATAGTCTTTGTGGCTCCCACATAGTCTACTATCGAACGGACCTGACCGGCCAGTGCCCCATCGGTGAAGACGAGCATCGAATCATTATAAAAATCATCGACGGCTGAATCCAGGCCAGTGATGAACGTAGTCGTGGTCGCAGACGCATCAATGACAGTCGAGTCGATTTGCTGGAATGCTGTTGACTGACGCAGCCGTTTACCAGAGGACGTTGCGACGTTGTGCGTGGCTCCTGTTAATGGCTCGTCCCAGATCAGGTCAACCAATGCGGCAGTAGTAGCGGAGTCCAGTTCCGCTCTTGATTTGTCGTATGACTGAAACGTTGCAGTCGTAAGCGTCAACGTCACAAACCAGCGAGCTACTGGAACAGATCCAACCAATGCAATCAGTTCATACTCACCTGCGGC